TTATTACGTCTTTGTTTAGTAGAAACTCTGCCTCTCCGAAAGTCAAATTAAAAATTTGCTTGTACAGGTCCTCAGAAAAAGCCTTATATCCTAATTTAAAATCTAGACCATTATAATAATCATCAGGTTTTTTAGCTATTTCACCAAAATACGCTGCTTTAATGAAATCGTTAATAAAAGAAGCTCTCTGTAGGGCTCCCGCTCTCGTACTATTCTGTAGAGCCACCAAATAATCAAAAGATGAATCAACTGCTTTTTGTAAAGCTTTTTTAGAGCTATCAGAAACCAAGTTTAAATTTTCTAAATTGTTAGCAAAATTAAAAACACCATTAGCTAACTTACTACAAATAGAGTTTATTTGATCTGAAAATATATTTGCGCTGTTTCTAGCGTAATCATTTGCTAAATCGTCGCCCAGCAGATTTCGTAACACATTAATGTCCTCGTTGCTAAGTCTTCCAAAGTTGACATAACATGGGTCTGGTATGATTACGTTAGCAGAAACTATTTCTTGATTGATTAGATTCTCATCAATAAATTGGCTTAGGTATCTAAACAACAATGAAATGTTTTTGTTTGATAAAAATGTTGGTTTCAGGGCATTGTTGTTGTAATTTTCAGTAAATATCTTTACTCTTGAATATTCTCTCTCACCAGCAACACGGTTTAGTAAGTTTTTCGTTTGTAAAGCTGATAAGACCTCCGCCGTCAAATCGCTCAAATAATTTTCAATCACCACTAGTGGATCAGAATTAGTCGCTTTAAACTTAATTCTAAGGCTCGGGAATAGGTCTAGAACGCCGTTAAAGATGTTATCTAAGCTATCTTGCCTACTAGCCCTTAAAATCGCTACAATATCAACTGAGACGCTGTTTAAGTCAGTACCAAAATCTGATAATTCATCAATATTTGACTGTAAAGCTAAATCTGTCGGGCTTTGGTTGGCTCCGGTGGCTGTTTTGTCCTTACTTCCCTTTAATTTTTCGTTTAATAAGTCATCTAATTCACCGTCTAACTGACAATCTCCTAGAATTTCTTGAAGCATTACACCCAAAATTTGACCTAAAATAGCTAAAACTACTTCTTGAACAGCGTTAAATACTGCATCTCGGAACACTTTTTGAAAGTCTAAGACAAAAAGATTTGGTAATTCTGGTATTGTTGGAACCTGTGGTATGTTAGAGTTAATTATCTTATCGAAATTCTGTAAAACATCGAGAGTTCTAGCAAAGCTGTTTAACAAATCATCAACACCACCGTCTTTTAAACAGGCGTTAACAGCATCAGCAAAGCCTGTTTCCCCAGGGGTTAAATTAGCTATACGTCTAAGGTTCGTTAATAGCGATTTAGCTAGTAGTTCATCCCATGGAAATTTTGTTAAAAGAAATTCAAAAATTTGGTCTACCGTTCCATTTGATACTATTCTCGCTAGATCTTCATAACACGGACTTCCACTTACTTGAGCTAACGTAACAAAAATCTTTTTACCACCGGTTTTTAACCAGCTATTGTAGCTGTCTAAGTCATAAACTTTTTCTTTTTTCTTTTTCGCAGAAGTTAGGGCATTCTCATTTGCTGGTTTTACCAAGCCAGCGTCAGGCTCTTCTACAGTCGCCGCTTTTTGCTTTGGGACTGTAGGCTTTATTTGTAGCCTTGGATAATGTAGTGTTTCTAAAAACTTGCCGACATTATCTAAAATGAAAGTATCCCTATCTTTAAATGTCTGTGTTGACGATAAGAAACTTGTTCCAAGCTCTAAGTTGGCTGATGAAAAATCTAACAAGCCACCAGTTTCATTAGATAAAAGTATGTAATTTAATCCAATTACAAAACCGTTTATGGTTGATAGCAATATCGGTCCAAAAGAATTGTTGGTTGCCGACATCTCAGAAAGCATATCATCATAACTTATTACATCATAAAGACTTTCTTTGAATTGTAAATTATCTTTATCTATTAATGGTTGAATTTCTTTAGCTAAAAGAGTTTCTGACGCTAATATTTCCTTTAATAAAAATTCAGTTACAAATAAAAACTCTCCATTTATTCCTGTAAACTTTGAGGCTGAGCCAACGGTTTTATCTGTAAAATCAACTTTCTTTATAACAGCATATGCTTTATCAATTTCATCGATATAGAGTGGCTGTTCTTGATTATCTTTTAGTTCTGAAAATTCAAATGGGTTGCTTTTACTTTGGGTTTTTATTACATCGTTACTGGGTTCTGTCTTTTTAGAGTTTTTCTGCTCTGCTCCAACAGCTAATAATACTGGATACCCTTTGTTGAATTTAAAATAAAACTTTAAATCTTCCGTCGCTTTGTCTTGTCTTAAAAGACCCTGTTTGGGCTTTATATCAGTTAAAAACTGTATAAATTGTATTCTATTTTTAACATAGTAGTTGTATATAAGCTCTCCATAAACTCCCCTCATTGATTGACCAAAATCAATACCGCTTGGTGAATATTGAGCTTTTAATATTTCTGTTGATGTAGTCTCGTCAATTAATTCATAAGTTTCTAAATCTTGTTTTACTAAATTGTAAGCTTCCTTATTTTCATTTGTTTCTGTATCGAAAAATAAAGCTGGTCCATTTTGAATCGCCTCATCTTTCTTCTCTAAGATATCACTTGCTTTATTGATTTTATCAAGAAATAGTCTTGTTGTTTCCTGTTCCTCTGTAGCAGAAAAGGCTTGTATTACTAGTGGAGACTTATCATTAAGTTCTTGTCCTACAAAAGTTTTTATTTGACTTAATTTTTTATAATTTTTGCTTGGAAGACTGATGCTTTCTAAAGTGTTGAGTATTGCGTAGTCAAGCCCAAAACACAATCTATAAATTTTTTGCTTTGTATCGACCAAATTAAACAAGAATTTAGAATATTCTGATGAATTTTTTCTGTGGTCTACAACACTAACTAAAAGTTTAGACTTTTCTGTTGCGTTTAAGCTTTCCCAGTTTTTCTTTCCGAAGGCAGATAAGACCGGATTAAAAGCTCTGGGATAGTATTTTTCTAAATTTTCTACATCTAAATCTAATACATTTTCTACTTTCTCTTCTATCAAGCAGCAAACCGTTGGCGTTCCAGTATTGAATGGGGCGCCGGTTGGTGAAACATAAAACCCCTCTTTTTCTCTAAAAGATGTCCAACCATTAGAAGAGCCATCACCGGGATTTGCCGTCTTTATAACCTTGTTGTATTCTAAATCTTCAATAAAATTTTTGTAATGCCACTTAAAGAATGCTTGTTTTGTTAATACTTCGTAAGTTTCTGTATCATTTAATTGGTCTACAGCCAATGTATTAAGAAAATTGTAGTCTACAAACGCAGTTTTTAAAAATTCATCTTTATAGTCGTACTCTTCTTTAAGATTTAATGGGTAGTATTTAATAGCTAACCTATAAAAAAGATTGTTTGAAGTCCCTTGTCCAAATCCAAGATCTATGCCTCCCAACTCGTTTAGTTTTAAATCTTTAACCATTTGAGAGAACTCATCTGGATTCTTGGTTGGGTCGATGCCTGCTCTGGTGTCCTTACAAATTAATCGCAAACAAGCTAAAGCGAAATCATTTTCTTTCTTAGCTTCAAATTGATTTTCAGCCTCAAAAATAGAATTTAGCTGAGATGGGTTTGCTGTTGCCCTGCTCCTTACATACTCTTTGGCTATTTTATAAATTTTACTATCAAAATTAGACATCTAATTTACCTTGTTGTACCTGCTTAAAATATTCTTTGGAGAGTAGGGCTGACTGTAGTTAATCTTTTTGAACTCTGTATTGAGTCCACTTGACAAATTGTTTGTAAGGGCTATAACTGATTTTGGTATATCTGGAGCTATGGCTGATAATATTGGACCTCCGACAGCAGCCGTAAATGGTATTGCTGAAAGCCCAGTACCAAGCGCCGTAAATATAGCCTGCATTTTTATAATCATTTCAATAATTTTTTGCTGATTTGAATTTATATTAGCAACTGTTTCGGTTAGCTCATCTAAAAAGTTTTTTAAATTTTCTCCCTTAACCATTGGTTGTAGTTTAAACTGCCCATCAGTTCTATTACCCGCTACAATGTGAACTGCTCCAGTTTTAGCTTGATTCTTTGTTCCAGTTCCATGAATGTATTCAGTTCCACCAGCGGCAATTTCAACCACTTCCCTACCATGGATTTTAATCATGTCTGCTGTGGCTTTAATGGCTGCTCTAGAGTTTGGTTTTCCTACGAGAGATACAATGCCTGTATCGTCTGTTTTCTCTGATAAAACAATCGAAGCCGCATCTAAAGGACTTGGGTAGGTATAATCTACGCCCTCTTTTTTAAACGGACCACCAACACCCACAGTTATGTTTAATTCTGGAGCCGCATATTTTTCGTTATTCCCAAAGACGATATATCCTGCTTTATTTGGATGTTTTCCGATTAGTTCACCGTCAGAAGGTAAAACTAATGTTGGGTTTGGATAGCTATTATTGTTGGCGTCAACACCACTTTTTGCCTTTGTTGCTGCCTCTAGTCTTACTCTAGACGGCTCAGACAATCTTGAGTTATTTGATTTTGTTATCCCTGCTTGTTGTTGTGGCATATAATAATTATCCTACAATAAGTTTTCTAGCTTTTCAGGTATGATACCAATTTTAGCTTTAATATCCTTAAAAGCAAAATCTTTTATGATTCTATCCTTGCTGCTATCTAGCTGACCAAATGCTTTACCATAGACAGTATTTTCGTCTTTTTTCTTTGGCTGCGAGACCCATCTTCTATTTTTAAGTAAACCAACATTTTCATTGGAGGTCTCTCTCATATATTCGTAGTGAACATAGCCAGATTTTCTTGTAGTACCGTCTCGTAAAAGACCAATGCCGCAAACGCCAAATTTTGTTTTGTGTAGTTTTAAAAGAGCCAAAACATACAAATAAATAATTGTGTTTGGTATCTCATAAGTACCTTCTGTTGGAATTGAGTTGCTTTTTAAATCAGCCTGCTCGTCGTAATTTACATATACAGTAAAATCAATCGCCCTGCCAAAAAAGTGACGACTATTTTCATCTTTGCCGTCTTCTTCTTTTGTCTTTGTATATTTTCTAAAAACGCTAATGGGAAGAACATACACTTTATTAAGAGGAACATTCTCTTTTACGGCAATCAGCTTTGTAAGTTCTTTACAAAATCTAACCAACTCTTTTAAGTTGTTTTGTATTTTAGTATCATTTGTCCCTCTCTGTATTGGATTTACTATCTTTTTTTTCTTTGTAATTATGGTCGCAGCGTTTTGTTTCACAGACTCTGGCGTACCAGAAATAACCTCTACTTCTTTAGCGTAACTAAAGTTGTTATTAGTGGGTAAAGAACTAGCAGGAGTTTCATCATAGTCTTTAAATATGGCGAGTTTAAGTCCCTCGCTAAACCAATTTTCTAATGAAACATCATTACTTTTAAACTTTTTATTATCATTATTAAACGATGTCTTTTTGCTTTCCTTAACATTAATATAAAGAGAGTCATTAACAGTGGGTATATTATCGCAAACTGGTGTTTCTGCGGCAGGTTGACTACCTGTTACATTTTGTTGCGTGGCATCCGATGCTGCTTGTTGTGGAGCTTTTGAGGTTTTAAGTGGTGTTTTAACTGTTTTCTCGGTTATTGAAGTTGCGTTGTTTCTAGAAACATTATCAACCTTAGTAGAATATTCAATAGCCAAGCTAGCGTTACCATTCTTTAAACCATCATCTATCTTGCTGCTGCCAAAAATATCTATTTTATAACCTTTATCACCAGAGTCAGCCCAACTATAATTAAACTCGCTGATGATAATCGATTTTAAATATTCGGCAATATAATTCTTAAAAGTATTGCTGTTTACATTTGGTGTTTCAATTTTTAAATACAATTCTCTTTGAGCTTCATTATTGGTCGTAATTGGTATAATTTTTTCACTTGGCTTAATGGAAGTATTTGAATTAATATAATTAACAACTTGAGTATTCCCATTTAAACTTATTGAAAATTTGTATTGTGAGTTTGTTGTTAATTCGCTATAAGCTTTTGCCGATGTTGCGTTGACTGATAATCCTATCTGAGACAACTCTGCCGAACTTTTGTTTCTTACTATCTGCTTTAAAATATTATCTTTTTTTGCTATATCTGAAAAGTTGTTATAAAATTGAGTGTATCCAAATTTTGGATTGCCGGGGTTTAAAAATACCTTTGATTTAATTGCGTAACCTTGAGCCTCTTCAGTGTTTAAAAGTTTACAAGCGTTTTGTTCCTTTAAGATTTCTTTAGCTTTAAGAAACTTTACTACGTCAATGCTTAATCTTTTCTTATCTTCTTTATCTAGAGTTGTAATTTTAGGATTTTTAAAATTAGAAATATCCTCAAATTCAACATTAACAACATCATTTGGTTGAACGTTCTTTGTTGTTACACAAGATATTTTGTATAAATCAATCGTTCCTATTTCTCGTTTTAGATCAGTTGAGTTTTTTATTTCAACGCTTTGATTTTCATAATAAGTGTAAAGGGCTGGTACATGAAGCAAAACAACTTTACTATTTTCTTGTAGTTGTTTGGTGGTACCGTCTACCCTATCAGCCTCGTATTCCTCATTTAAGAATGGATCAGAAGTGTGACCCTCCAAAACTTTAGTGACAACAGCTAAAAACTTACCTTTGCCCTTATTTTTTACTGATTCTAGTTGTTTTTTAGCTAAGGCAATAAGAACATCAGATACCGTAGTATTTCTTTTATTAGCGATACTAGCAATATCACTTATACTCTCTGCTTTTCCGCTTATTATGCGATGATTTGTATTAGCAGACATTACTCACTAGGTCCCTCTTCTTTTTTGTTGATTTCTTCAAACAACTTGTCTCTTTCAGAATCGGAGAACCCAGTAAAATGATTGGTTTCTGTTTTCTTGAATAGGGCAGTGAGCTTAACCAACTGCTCGTTAGCTCGCTGCATTGTTTCTAAATGCTTTGATAGAACCATGCCAGCGCTCTGGTGGTTTGTTTTACCAGCTTGAATGTCTGTTAGAATCTGAGTTACAAGATAGTCTGCTTTATTTCTATCTTCTTCTATGTTTTTAATCGCCTGCTCGGCTAACTCATCTGGGTCTATCATCTAGGCTCACCATTTATCCAATCATGCTTGAACTCTCGATACCTTTTCTTGATATTGCTCAAGCTAGCTACAAGTTGTTTAGTGTTTAAACCACTAATCTCTCGTAGATATAGATAAATAGCTTTTTTGTTAAAAATCTCAATGTTATCAATGTTTGTAATTAAATCTTCTATAGCTAAAATGGTTCTTTGCTCTGTCTCTTTTAACTGCATTTGCTTCCAACCGTCTATTTCACCACACAAAGCAGTCCAAAACTCTCGGTGGGCTCTGTCGTCTTCATAATGGTTTTTTGTTACAAAGTCCTCATTATCTATCTGCTGATAAACATCGTCACATCTTACTTCTCTTTGAAGCCGCTTAGTGTTCTTCTTGACCTTCTGAATGAACCAGTTCTTGGTGATCACACTAAAATAAGAGAATGCTTTGTGTCCCTTATCAGGATCGAACTTGTCTAAAATAGTTGTGAGCCAAATCTTACACTCATCTGACATTACTTCTATGTTAGGCAAGTTATTAAATTTATATGTATAGATAATCTTATCTACCATCTCGCTAAAAGCTGGCTGTATGAGAGTTCCATAAAGGCGATCTCTCTCAAAACGATCTCTTGTGAGAGCATATTGAATTATTGCTTCTTCGTGGACTTTTGTAAAATAAAGTCTTTTAGTTCTCTTCCGTCTCTGTTTCTGTTGTTCCATTTTCTATCTCAAATAAGTTTCTGAACTTGCTAATACTATCAACGACTTCTTTAGAGTGACGGATGAGTTGACCAAGGGTTTCATCCCCATAAAACATCTCCATCTCATAAACATTGTCTAAATGCTTTGAGAATTCAACCATCTTATCTTCCATCTGTTGGACATCTACGGTCATTTGATACATTACCCTAAGTAAACCTTTAACATACCACACAGCCAATCCTAGAGCGATTGAGAGGGTAATTGTAACTATTGTTAGTGTAACGATCATTTGGTTGCCTCAGCTTTCATCTGCTTTAAGATTTCTCTGTTTTCTTCAATGTGATCAATCACATTTTCTTTAGCAGACTTTTTTTCTTCTTTCTTGCTTATTGTAACAAAGTTTGTAGGAACTTTGTAGGGCTTGCCCTGTTCACAATGAGGACATTCTGTTGGAATTGGATCTTTTATCCCCATCCACTCCCACCATTGTCTATTACAATAATCGCAGTTAAATTTATACTTCGGCACCTGATCTCCCGTAATCATCAGATAACCTTACAACATCATCTAATTCTGGAGTAGAAACTTCAAAAAGCTCTACTGGCTGATCATCAGGGGCTGTGAATCTGTGGATGGTGTTTGGAATAATTCTCCACGATTGACCCTCTTCAAGCCTCATAATATTGCTCTCAAGATCATTTGTTGATAAATCTAAAAGCAATGTTCCCTTTGAAACAAACACAGTCTCATCCTTCTTAACATGAAACTGTCTTGAAAGTCGTTGCCCTTCATTGATCCATAGTTTTTTCATAACATATTTGTCAGTATGAACTATGATTTCTTCATGTCCCCATGGCTTTTTAATTATCTTATTCATAAACAAACTCAGACTGCTGCTCATCAACCTTAAAGGTTGGTGGGTTAGTTACTGATAACTCTTCGCCATCTAGAACAAAGTCAAAATTTTTAAGAACTGGTACAATGTCTGATTGTTCTAGTAGTGACTTTTGTAGAGCCATCATTACGGCTCCTAGTGCTTGATCTGATAGTTTCATTACATTACTCCATTGTTATTTCTAAATTGAGATCTTCCAATACCCTGCTTATATTGTTTTAACTGTTTAAAACAGGAATTTATCCCACTGTTTATATCCACAGTGGTTTCCCAGCCCAGCTTTTTAAGATCTGATGTTTTTGCCCTGGTAAGTAAAACATCCCCCTTTCTTGGTGGACGCCTTTCAAACTCTACTTCTGGGAAGTGACTATGTATTATTTTAATTACTTCATTTAAAGATATATTGTCTCCCGTGCCAACATCAAAAGACTTTCCTGCAAATAGTCCATCATAATTCATAGCGAACACATTTGCCGACACTGCGTCATTAACATGCAACATGTCCCTTCTGTTCTCGCCATCACCATTTAAAAATGGCTTCTTGTCTCCTTTTATATAGTGCATCCAATTAGCTATAGCAGTAGCGTATGCAGTTTTAGCCTCCTGATCTTCTGAATAAACATTGAAATATCTTAAAGACACTGTGTCTAAGCCATAAATTTTAGACCATAGCCTACACTGCATTTCGTCATAAAGTTTTTGTAGTGCGTATGGGCTAACGGGTCCGTCACCATCTCCAACAACAGAAGAAGAGCTTGAAAAAATAACTCTTTTTGCTGCAACCGATTTTGCAAAATTTAAAACGTTTGTTGTGCATAGAATGTTATTTTTTGTTGTCTCTACGGGATTTTCAACACTATAGGCTACTCTTGGAATATATGCTAAGTGAAAAATGTATTCAGGCTTAAAATTATAATACTTCGGATGAAATGATTTCTTATCTAAACCGTGATTTAAATCGCTGTTAATGTCGTGACCATCTTGCAAATCTATACCAATTACATCATGACCCAGTTGTTTTAATTTATTATATAATTTATTTCCAATATATCCTTTATAACCAGTAACCAAACATCTACTCATGCACAACCCCCTTTTTTTAATTTTAACACAAATTAAGTTTTTTTTAATTTAAAAAGTTCTATCCAATGCCTTTCCAAGTTGCGCCATTAACAGTGTAATAATGATTAACCTCTATTTCTGGTGTATACAAGTAAGATTTTTTCTTCTTCAGTAGATCTATAGCCCAATACCTATCTTCTTTTCCAGATAAGCTTTCATCAAATGGTAGATCGATTAAGTCTTTTTTATTATAAAAACAAAAAGCATTGTGTAAAAAAGGTCGATTTTCAATGTCGGACCACATATTTGTTACCTCGCCATCAATAAAATGAGACCAAATATATCTTTTTGTAATCTTTTTACCACGATATATTGGTGTTTGGTTTCCAAATACTGCGGCAAATTTTTTTAATTTTTTCTTTACAGAGTGCAGATCCATTCTTACAATCTGAGCATGGGCAGACAATATTAAAATAGTTTCATGCTGGCAATAATTAATTGCTATATTTAATGCTTTTCCTGGTGAATAGTCATCAATTTTAATTGTTTTTATGTTTAATCTTGTATTAAACATTTTTACAATATCCATGGAATCATCTAAAGAATTATCGTCTACCACAACAACATTAGAATTAGGTAAGTGATCACAAACTGATTGAAGGGCGAATCCTATAAATTGACTCTCGTTCTTATTTCTAATAATTACACTTACCTTATCCATCAAATCTGCCTGCATAATTTTCTCTTGAGTCCTTCTCACAGCTTTGATATCCAGAGCCATGATCAATTAGCATTTCGTTTCTCAGCTTTATATAATTTGATAAATTTTTCATATCGCTTGGTAAAATTGCAAATTTATTATCTCTTCCCGGCAAATCGTTATCTGTAGTAAAGTGCTTTTCAATTACTTTAGCGCCAAACTCAATCGCGACCTTTGCCGATTCAACCCCTTGTATGTGATCGCTATACCCAATTTTTTCTGTTAATTGTTTTAATTTTAACATTTTTGGTATATTTGCTATATCCGGCTTGCATGGGTAAGAAGATACACAATGTAATAAATAAAAACTTTCATGGTTTATTTTTTCATAAACGTTCCTAATCTCATCGTAAGAAGAGGTGCCAGTAGACATAAAAACAGTTTTAAAATTTTTTAAGCAATATGCAATCAACGCTTCATTTCTAGACTCAAAACTTGGTATTTTAACCTCTTTACACCCTATTTTAACTAACATTTTAGCATCTTCTATACTAAAAACACTAGATAAAAATTTAATACCAATCAATTCACAGTATTTTTTCAACTCTAAATGTTTTTCATGTGTCAATTCAGCTTTTTCATATATTTGTCTTCTACCATCATAGTCCCAACTGCCAGATTTAAGCCTATCAACAGACCATGTTTGAAATTTTGCGTAATCAGCGCCACTGTTGTGCGCTGCCAAAATCATTTCTTTGGCTAAGTTCATATCACCACAGTGATTCCACCCTATTTCTGCAATTATCTTAACCATAGTTGATCGTTTCTCCCTAAACTACACTTATATTTAAATCCAAGTTTTTTTAAATTATTTTCGATTTTTTGGTTCAAGCCAAAGTCATCCCTATGAAGTAATTCAATTAAAATTGCCTTTGTTTCTGAAAAGAAATCCGAACACTCTAGTATATTTGGTTCAGCGCCCTCCGCATCCATTTTAACAATGTTTGGTCTTATAGTTTCATTGTTCGCGTTTTTGAAAGGAACGCTAGTTGGATTTTCTTTATTAAAGATTCCATAGGTTCCATTATTTGATTTGCCATCAGAACGCATTCCTATTGTAAACTCACCATCAGAGTCAAACAGTCCGTATTCATGTATTGTAAGTCTACCATCGTTTAATTGTTTTAGTTCTTTTAAGTTATCCGGGTGTGGCTCATATGCGTGAAGTTCACATGCAGGATAGATTTCTAAAAATGATTCAGACCAATATCCAATATTAGCACCAATATCAGCTATAATTGGATTATTTAGACTTACACAGTATTTTTCTTTTAATTGAGTTATTTGATCTAGCGCATGACCCTTGAACGTGCGCTTCATTTTTTTTGTATATAACATTTTAACACTCCCTTATCAATTCTAAATCTGATTCGTAATGAATGTCCACAGCTTCATCCTTGATACAGCCCAATCTTTTACTTACTTGACCAGAATATAAATAATCATACTTAAATATCCGAACGGAACCACTACGCTTATAACTTGGATTCACAGTAATCAAATCATCGTATTTGTTTTCAATCATATAATCAATACACTCATCAAGAGTATGTGATCTATTTGGATTATCGGGTTGAAGACCTACTACAAGGTCGTATTTGCCAAGTACCGCTCTTACAACATTCAAGTAAACATCAACAACTTCAGTTTCACCGCATAAAGACAATTGTCTTTTATGAAATTTTATATTATTTTGTTCGCATAAACTCTTGACGATATCACTTTCAGAAGAAACGATCACATCCACATCGTATTTGCTATTTTTTGCATATTCAACTGAATGTATTAACATCGGTCTTCCATTTAGTTCTCTAATGTTTTTCCTTGATAGCCTTTTTGAGTCTAATTTTGCTGGTATGATTGCTAATATTTTCATTAATTACCTCCTTCCTTGCATATGTATAAATTTGCCCCAAACAATTCTGGATCTTCTACTTTTGACTGGTGTAGGATCTCTCGTTTAAACTCTAAATTTTCTTTTTTCATAATTTCTTCTAATTTTTGATGAGAAATAAACTTTCCACCTTTTCCGTTGGGAGTGTTTATTTTTGAAAAATTATGTTCTTGTTTGTTTTTTGCAATCTTTAAACCATGCTGTTCGTGGTATTTATAGTATTTTTTTGATGATTTCCACCTTTCCTGTTCAGAAGAATAATCCGGTATCATCCAGTCTATTATTAATAACTCACCCTCATTTGCTAGCAAATTTTTAATTATCTTAAACGATTCTATCTTTTGATGATCTGTACAATGGTGCAAAAACCATCGATGAAAAACAAAGTCTGCCTTTATCTTAATTTTTTCTATATTTTTAAAAAAATCGCCAGAGTACTCTTCATAAAAATTAAAAGATTTTTTAAAATTATTTGATATTTTACCGCGTTTTATTTCAAAGTCAAAAACAAATAAATTTATTTTTTCTTTAATTTTTTCACTTAAATTTTTTATTTCTTTGCAATCTGGTGAGCCAATCACCAACATTGTAATCTGATCTCTATTTTCTATAAATTCTTGAATTTTTTTTGTAATTGCCTCTCTTTGTTCAAGATCAAAGGCTGATTCATATATATGCATTTTATAATTTTCCTATCGACCATTTATAAGCTTTTGTCTGACCTTCAACAGTCATGCCTCCAACGTGAGGTGTTACTATTATGTTTTCGCCCTCGTTCATTGCAGCTATAATTGGAGATTGCTTTAAAGACCCAAATTCATCTTGTACTACATCTGTGGCATAACCAGTTAATTTGTTATTAGCTAAAGCAGAAACAATGTCTTCCTCCCTTACCACCTCGCCTCTTGAAGTATTAACTAAATAAAGTTCTTTAGTGGCAAGATTTAACAAATCCTTATTAATCATATGTCTTGTTTCATTCGTCACATGAACGTGAAGAGAAACAACATCACAATTTAAAAATATTTCCTCTAACGTATTTGTCCCCTCTGGTTTGTATGGATCGCAGATATAGACCTCTGCTTCAAATGCTTGACAAAATTTATGCATCATTTTACCGAGGCGACCATAGCCAACAATTCCTATTTTTAAATCTTTAACCTGCCTACCCATAAACTGGGTGTAGTCCCACTGATATTTTGAAACATGGGATTGGCTTGAAGGAATTTTTCTTAAAAGTGAAACCATTAAACCAAAAGCTAGTTCGGATGTAGAAGGTAGTTGATTAATAAGTTTGTAATCATTTTTAAGACATTGTATTTTAATTCTTTTTGATTTACAATACTCTAAATCAATATGATTTAGCCCAGTTGAACAAGTATTAATTATCTTTACAGAAGTTCCGTCTAATATTTCTTTATCAATTAAGTAGAGTTGCTGATTAGGGTTACACACTATTACATCTATATTGTTGCGTAGTAATATCTGTCTTATCTCTGCTTTTTTATGCCCCTCGTAATAGAATGTTTCTCCTTTAGAGGAGAGAAGTTCGGCTACGCCATTTAAATGTTTTACGGGGGTTATACACAGAATTTTCATCTACTAATGACCATTTAAAATTTGTTTAACTGCTTCAAATATATTAAAGATTGATATCTCTTTTAAAATAAAATTTTTTAAAATAAAATTAGAACACAAATCTTTATTTATATTATACGCCCCTTTTATGATTTGTTCACAATTATCTACATGAATGTTCATTTCTTCGTCAGGAAATTCAATATATTCTGGTAAATAAGATAATTTTTTATAGTATTTTTGTTTTTTAAAGTTTGTCGAATAAGAAACCGAGTTTGTGAAGAAAGTTTCCCAAGCTATGCTACTACCCGCCATGTTGTAAATTTTATCAACATGTTTAACTGCTGCAAAATGATCCTGACTTTCAACAATTTTAATTGTCGGGAACATGTCTGCAATATATTGGTATTGTGGTTTATTAGTATACTTTCTCTTGTAAATGCCGCTGTATGGAATCTCATTATCGTAAAATATGTAATCGTGAGGGTAGGTTTTAAGAAGTAGCTCAATGTTATTTTTCTCACACAATCTAACCATGGTTTCTAAAGAATTCATACTTTCATTAAATTGTTTAGTGTGGCTCGCAGGATTGCTAGGAGCTAGCAATATTCTTTTTTCATATTTTAAATCGTATTTTTCATTAAATTGTTGACGATTCAACACCTTTTCGATAGCGTGTGTTTCATACTCTTCTAAATATTTGTCATAATGTGGCGAGCCGGTGATAAAAATTGTTTTTTCATCGTAACCCATTTTTATCATCCACTTTTTCCAGATAGGTCCTTTGACAAAAAAATAATCAGCAAATTGGACTGCATCTGTTAATATGTCGGCTCCCCCAATATCCCATACTGCGATGGGACACTCGGTCAAACTTCTAAATTTTTTTGACTTAAATGGAAATCTTGTTTTTGGAGCGATACGAGAGCTTGTTATTATGAGAGAATAGTTTAAAGAAACATTATAAAGATCATCCCAATTTTTGATTTTTTTTAAATTACTTAAATTTTTAAATTTTTTTGTATCAAAATTAAACTTTTCACTAGAATTAAAGACTTTGTTTAATCTTATATCAGATTCAAACATTAAAAAATCTACGCTATAATGATTTTTTAAAAAGTTATATAGAGGTATGCCATCATAAGGCGTGCTACTCCAAAAACAGTCTCCTAAAAAAATTGCTATCTTTTTTCTTCCAACCACTCTTCCACCCTGTTCTTCCATTTTATCACAATAGGATCACTAGAAAATACTCTTGTAGATGATCGACCTACATGTGTAAATATTGGCACCCCATTTAACTGGTGTTCTTCGCCTCTCATCCCTTCTTTCATAAACAGCATATTCTCTCTTCCATGGTCACATCTAGGGCTGATCAGTGGCAATGATATACCATCGTAGCCCGCGCTTTTTATCTTTAGCGGCAATTGCCACGCAGTATCTAAATGTATTTTGTCTCCGACTTTTCTTCCAAAAAGTTTTGCATTTTTTTCTGTCAAGATTATATCAACTAATTTTGGCTTAAAAGAAACATTTAAGGTTTTTAAAATTTTAGTTTTAAATAAAACCATAATCGTGAAAGGAAAATTATAATAATGGTGATGATTGTTTTCTGTTGCGGCTCCGATGATAATTTTTTTATCATCAAGCTCATTTATTAGTTTAACATCCCAATCTTTTTCTAAAAATGCAACGTCACAATCAACAATCATTCCATATTCAGAACTCATTTGTTCTAGTATTTTATCTAAGCAATATCCATGACCCATAGATCCATGCTCATTTGATAGAGCATCTATAATCTTTATGTTAAAAACATCTTTGTATTTTAAAAGAGATTCTCTATTGACGTTCGGCTTATTTATTCCCAAAATAAACTCTATTCTTTTTTTATCGCTTACAGTGTTTTCTATTGTTTTCATTAAAAAATTAACATATAATTCACAATTTGAACCACAGGCTACACCTATTTGTATTTTACTCATAACAAATTTCTTATAAAAAGTTTAAATCGGTACATTCTTCAGGGTGTTTTAAGAAGTCCAACATTTTATTTGGCTCTGAAAGTTTGCAACACATTTGGCATCTATTTTTGTAATCCAGAGATCTAACATACCGTATGGCTTCTCTTCTTTGTTCTGAACCCCATATTTGCTCTAGTGTTGATTCATAAATATTTCCAAAAGATAAATTTTTGTCAAGAGGGTGGTAGGTGCAAACTTTGACTTCTCCTGTCGCGTCTAATATTGGTTCAAAAAAATGCCCTTCACAACTCCTAAATGAAAAAGCTGTCCCACTTTTTAAATCGTATCGCTTATCATCACTCAAATTAATTTTTTCTCTCTGTTTGCTATCGAGAGCGTCTAAATATTTCCATACTTCAAGATTAATCTCAGCGGTGCCAGTTTTCTTGTAAGATGTTTCAGCATCTTTGTAGTACCTTGGCAAAATTGGTCTAAATTGTAAATAAGAAATTTCATCAGAGTTATTAACCCAGTCAACTAAATCTTTTGCATGTTGTAAAGTGATATTTGGTCCAACATTGCAATTAATACCAACTCTAACTTTTCTATTTTCATATTGCTTAAAATCTTCTAGATTTCTTTTGATAATTTTTACACCGTCAACACCTTTCCACTGTTTGTACTTTTTCTCATCTAAAGTGTCTAAAGAAATTCTTATCCACTCAAAATTTTCTGCTATGAGTTTGTTGTATCTTTTTTTATAAACACCGTTTGTCATCATGCCAAGTTGTAGACCCAAACTCTTAGCATAAAGTACAGCTTCCTCAAAATGTGGGTAATATGTTGGCTCGCCTTGACCTGCATATGTTATTGCCTTTCCTCCCATGTCAGAAAAGCTTTTCAGAAATCTTTTTAAAACATCTATTTCTAGATGTTCGCCGTGTTGATTGTCTCGCCCATTCTCCGTAATACACCAAAAACAAGCCATATTACATTTGTTAGTTAAGCCAACCTCCATGAATATTGGACTATCAGTATCATCTTTTGTTAAATACTGGTTTAATTTTGTATGATGAAGCAACAACTTTGCATTTGTTGCAAATGGGTTCTTTCCAGAAAACCTTGTATAGTTATCATTCATTATATTCCTCTTTCAAATTATTAACAATGTTTTCAATACATTTGTCTAAGCCCCAGGAGGGGCGCCAACCCATGTTTGTTAATTTTTCACTAGATAGGCTGTATCTTTTATCGTGTCCCGGTCTAGCCAAATGAAAATCAACAAACTCAACAGCATCGGCTGGCATGTCTTGACCTGTTGTAAAAAAATAAATCATTTTTGCCAAAGAATAAACATCCCTCTCTTCCCCTGCAATGTGATATATTTCTTTTGGGTTGGCTTCTTTTAATAAAAATAAAACGGCGCTGGCGACATCCTTGGCGTATATCCAATGTCTTGAAGCAACATCCTCTGGTGAGGTGCCATGAAGGACTATCTTTTTCTCCTCTTTTATGCTTTTAAATGTTTTTGGAATAAATTTTTTGAAACTCTCGCGCTCGCCAAGAACATTCATGCAGCGAATAACAAAAATTGGCATATTAAAAGAGTGTGCAAACGAGTAAGCCAACAACTCTGCGGCGCCTTTTGTTGCGGCGTATGGATTAGACGGCTTTCGTAAATCATTTTCTTTAAAATAAACTCCTTCTGGGGCGGCACCCATTACTTCATCACTAGAAAATACACACACTTTTGCTTTAGGATGATTTCTTTTAAGCCACTCTAAAAGATGTGCAGTACCCAATGTATTAGAATTTACAAATGATATACAATCCTCCAAGCTGTCATCGACATATGTTTCCGAAGCCATGTGTACAACATAATCTAAACAGCCGACATCTAAATCTATTTTTTGTGATAAATCTACTTGCACACAATTAATTCTGCTTGAAGTTGGAATCCTCTTTGTGTTTTTTCTATAAAGCGCGACGACGTTCCAGTCTGTCACATCTAAAATGTGTTGTAAAAAATGATGACCTATAAATCCGCCGCCGCCGGTTACTAATAATCTTTTAGCCATTTTTTATTCCTTTGATAAAGATATACAGTTGTGGCATATCTTCCCACAATGCTATTATATTATAATTTATTTTAAAGAACTTTTTAATATAATTTAAAATTAAGACCTCGGGTGTTTCTTGATATATTGCTTCTTTGACATCATTATAACCAAACTTCTCCACTCTCTTAGAAAATAATTTAAACTGTTCGTTCTCTAAAAACGAATCATCCCACACGGTAGACCACAAATAATTATCACTTTCATAAGCACACTCATGCTCTTCATTTTTTAGCCACCCGATTTTATAATCTTTGAATCTCCAATGATCACCCAAGCCCCAGTCAACATATAACTTACCACCGTCATTCAGACTGTTATAACAACGAACAATAAAATCGTCTGGGTTTTTAGAAAAATAAGCACACCTTAAACATATAATAGTGTCATATTTTTTTGGAAGTTCCCATTCACTATTTATGTTCCAGTTTCCCAATTGAAGATCGTACAAATCCCCGTTGAACCATTTGTTATTAGTAAACCCGAGGAGCGCGGTTGATCCAGACGGTTTAATATTTTGATTATAAAAATTAAATATATGTGGATCACTTCTTCCCATAGTTATATAACGCCTTCCATAAACGTAAATTCTATTTCTTTGTCTTGCTCTTGTAAAAATTTTATTAATTCATCTGCTCTTTTAGTAGACAAGTGGTTTCTATCCCATTCACACGCATGATAAACTATCTCTGTCTTATCAAATAATTTTAGTTCTTTAAATGGCGGGTTTACATTATAGTATACAACGCTCTTAAATGCCTCGTCAGCACCTTGGTAAGTTTTTTTAGCATATTCGTCTGGGGATAGTGCAAGGATCTCTATACCGGCGTCATGGGCTGCTTTAATAGAGTCTGGTGACATTCTCCAAGCGGGGGGTCTAAATATTTTCTTAAAGTCACCTTCTAAGCCTGATTTGTTGACTATATCAAACATACTGTTATATTTTTCGATAGCTTCATTATATGATAGGTTTTCAAACTCATCATTGTTGCTTTTGTGCGGAATTCCATGATATAGTCCGTGATAGCAAAGTTCAAAATTTTTTTTAGGCAAACTCTTTAAATATTTACAAAATTTTTCATATTTATAAATTGTTAGTGGGTAAGGAGTGCTAGTTTTCATGCCAGAGGAAGGCATTGTTCTCCAATAAGCCATAGGTATAAACAAGCTAAATTTTATATCTGGATATATATTTATAATTCTCTTACACTCCTCTACTACCTTGATAGAAGATTTTGGGTGTGGGGAAACATCATCTATACTTATGTTAACCTTTTTTCTCACAACATCCTCTTTATTATCCCAATGTACTCTTCAATTGTATTGTTTGCTGTCTCACAATATTTTAATACTTTTTCTTTTTCGTAGGCAAAATTACTATCTACCTGTTGTATTTTTTTAATTAAATCATCAAGTTTTTTATATTCAATACCGTAATCTTTACAATATTCATTAATTGAGCCGCCATTTTCTCTATACAATATAGGTAATCCAGCAGCCATAGCTTCTAAAACATGATTTGCCCCTGCCTCTTCCTCCGAGGCTGTAAGATATATATCATATTTTGGCAGCATTCTATTGAGGTCGCTAACTCCAACCGGGCTTATCACACTTATCCCATCACTAGTAAAGTGTTGTGAATATCTGCCTATGTAGGTAAATTTTACATTTTTATCATTTATTATTAAGCCATCTTTTATTTTCTTTCCAAACTTTTCATAGACTTCAAACCCCTTTTTTCTATTGTCTGACCAATGATGTGTTACTATATTAATGACATCTTTATTTCTACCGGGGACATCATCTCTATTCTCATAAAATTGCGCCAGTGGTCTATTTGGTATTATCTGATAGTTTGAATTAGAGTGTTCTATCATATCTCTAGCCCACTTAGATGGAAATATGAAAAAGTCTGTAGTTTTAAATTTGACAATTTGTTTTAGTATCGCCGTTAATTGTGGCTTCGAATGAGTGCCAACGTCGCCCACCCGCTGTATTATCTTACAGTTGTGATTGATTTTTTTGTAATTAATGAAATTTTGATACCAAATTCCATTTTGGTTTGGTCTTGGATCATAACAAAAGATAATATCTATATCATTTTCAAGTTCATATACTAATTTGTACCCCTCGTCAACTATTCTTTGTTCTAGCAAAGTAAGAGTTTTATTGCCACCGCCATAGGGTCCTTTAACTGATTTTCTATTAAGATAAATTTTTGCCATTATAATTTTAATACACTGTTGTTGTTAGCTGCCTGTTTCATTCCGTTCATTGTTAAGTTATCTAGGTACGCATTCTTTGCAGAATAAAGTTTTCCTACACTAGCATCCTTAATCAAATATGCAATTGCCGTCTGCTGATCATTAAAATTCAAATGGTGATATTTATTTTTCCATTTGAGCTTCCCTAAAGATAGAGAAATTGTTGTATCGTTTTTCGCCTCTCTTCTGACTTTCTCACACACAACGTTACGTTCAGAGTCGCAATATCTTACCTCAAAAAGCTCATAATCGTTATCCATTTCTTGTGATCTGCCAGAAATTATTGAACCGTCTGATGAGTACGCCCTTAGCATCTGGAATGGTTTCAATTTTGTTGTTTTGCAAGAATAGGAAAAATTATAAGTTAAGAAAGAGCCATTTTCCAAGGTTGCGTTACCATGCATCCACGCGTAATTTTGAAAACTTTTTTCACCATTTTTATTAATATATCCTTTTTCATTCTCCACATTTTGAAGGTGACCCTTAAAAGTTTTTGGTATTTGATGTTGACAGTATTTTCTTAGTTGAGCGATTGCATGATACTCAAAAGATCTACCGTCATTAAACACCCAATAAGGTCTAGAAATCATTTTGGACTCGTACACATTCTCTTTGAATTGTTCAACTGGTAAATAAATCCACTGTTCTAGTACGCCAACATTATTTTTCTGCAACCATCTCTGATCGACAACAGGAGTTTCTAACAGTAAAGGACAATCAATCTCTATATCGGATAACACGCTGTAATTTATACTTGGAGGTAAGAAACATAAACACAAATCTATCTCTAAATCCTCAAAATCAACAATATCCTCAACTAGCACATAGCCTTTTTGCCCTTTCAAAGATTCTACTTTCTGTTTAGTACGATTCCAAACAAACATAGAACACTGCATTTTTTCCAATATTGGCTTATAGACGTTAAAAAATCTTTTGCCTGCTCCAACTATTCCCACTTTCATTTAAATTTCCTCAAACATTTGCATTGTCTTCATATGCAACTTACTATCACTATGGTCATCCAAAATTTGTTTTTTACTTAAAAACGAATATATTAGACGTATAGATTTATTATTTTTAGCCTCTGGGCAGACCGAGTGTAAACCATTAGTATCAAACAATATAGCCTTATCTTTATTTGATTTTACCTTCTTACTTTCTAATATTTTAAAAAGCCCTCTATCATACAAGTTATTAGGAAAAAGAATTCTATTTGACCCACACAAATATAAAAGCCTGTCTTGTTTTTCTTTATTTAACTCTGGATAGTAAATTAATTTAACGCCATGTGGGCTTTTTCCGTGTAATTCTCCACTCTCATCATAGTACGTGTCCCTATGCCAATCCATATAGCTATTAGTGTTTTCAACCACTCTAATTTGTATATGAAATAATGAATAATTTTTTAGTGTGGTTTCCTCTATAATTTTTTTAATATTGTGTTGTCTGAGCGACTCAATAAAAATCTTATCATACGACAAAACATCTGGTCTTAAATCATAACTGCCAAGATATTTTGATTCTAAGTTATAACCGTGTTTTAAATCGTTTTTTAAAATTTTAGTTAAAACTTGATCTAATTTTTTTCCACCAAAATTAACCTGACAGAGACCATCTTTATAAAATTGTTTATACATTTTGCAACTTAAAACTTGTTTTAAAAAAATCAATGAACGGCTTGAAACCAGAGGGAACTAAATATTTTTGAACGTTTTCATACGCTAATTCGACATTTGGCTTTCCAATTTCTATAGCTGGATCGTATATGCTCTCTGGTGCCAGAATAACAGAGGCAATTCCCACATCAGTAGAAATTATTGGAGTTTTGTTGGCAGCACACTCTACAATTGATTGTGGTCCACCCTCGGTTCTAGCTGAAACGACATACAAGTCTAAACAGTTATATAAATCATTAACAACCGATAAATCAGGTCTCTCAAAATACTGATATTTTATTCCTGCTTTTTCTAACCTGCCAATAACATATTGTCTTCGCCAACCGGCTAACAAAACTTGTAAATCGCCCACTTGATTGTTCATTTTTTCTACGATATCACAGAATAAGTCTGGTCCTTTTTCTAGTTTTGGAGATTTTAAATCATAGCCCTCTGTGTCTCTTTGAAAAGAACCTACTAAAAATGCATCTTGAGAAATACTATATTTTTGTCTAAGCTCCTGCTTTGGCGAACTAAACCAATTTTTTGAATTAACCCAAAATGGCTGTTTAAAAATTGGTTTTTTAGTAATTTTTTTCAAAAAATCTTCGGTCTGTTTACAAGTAACATGATAAAAATCAACTATTTTATCTCTAATTAAAAACTCTCTTAACGAATCTTTTGTGAATTTTTGTGGAGTAATGTGATGTATTGTTACAACAACTTTTTTTGTTTTTAAAATCTCTGGTGGCACCAGCCTCCAATTAGACGGACTAAAAACCCAGATAACTTCTGCATCGGTGTAACTTTTTGCATAACCGGCGTGTTCTTGCCACTCACCTACAAGTCTATCACATATCCAGTTTTCATTAGCTACTACGGTAAATATTTTCATTTAATAAACTCAATGTATTTTTTAGCTACTTCTCTTATATCGTAACATGAATCATACTTATTTTTAATTTTCTTTGAAAAGTCTAGTGTAGGTGGTTCATACAGCCTTGTTGGCTTAAAATCCCAATTATCTTCAACAACTGTCGCGTCTAGACCTGCGACTTCTTGAGTACCACCAGCAGAACAACAAATAATTTGACTGCCGCAGGCTCTAGCATCTACAACAACATTGGGGCAATTGTCAAGCCAGCCAAGATGTATAAAGTACTTGCTTTTTTTATAAACGGATAACAGTTTTTCATAATTCAATTCCCCAACATAAAAAATGTTTGGATCCTTATAAAAGTAATCTGGTTTACCGGCAATCACCAAGCAGTCATTTTGACCCTTGTGCTCTAAAAAATACTCTATGTTGTCTTTTAGTCTTTTATGTGGTCTCCAAGTAGCAGCGCAAGACCAAACTGTTTCATAACGATCAATTATGTTATTTTTTATCGGTTCTATCTTTTCTATTAAATCTAGATTGGCGCCGTTGTGTATAATTATTGTATTTGGATGTGGTCCAAAAAAAGATGTAACTAATTTTTTACTGAAGTTTGATTGAAATATTATTCCTTGAGCTTTTTGATAAGTTTTCAAAATATTTGAATTTTGCATATCATAGTTGAACTGAGTATTGAAATAAATGCCATCTAACCTTTGATAGAGGTTTTTACCCGCCAAGTTTGAATGATCCTCTATAAAGCACAATGCGCTGTCATAATCTTTAGATGCAAAAGAATGCCCTTGAATTTGAAACTCCTTTACTAGCTTTTGAGCAAAGGAGTTTGGTCCAGAATTGCTATTTAAATTTACATTTTCTAATCTAATCTTCAAAGTCTGCCCTTTCATACTTTTTTTGCTTTCGTATTCTAAGCATTGTTTCATATTGTTGTTTTTGTTTTTGTTTATCGACGTTTATAGCGTTTGCTCTATTGTACACATGTAGAACTTCTGGAATGTATTTTGCTCTTTCCCTTGCCATCTCTAACATGGGTAACATCATAGCCTGATCGTAGGCAGTTTTATAATATTCTCCGTCGTCATCTATAAGATCTTGTTGGTCAATTTTGTCCCAAAGTTTTTTCTTAAAAGTTCTTAGATGAGATGCTCGCCAATCATCCTCTCTGTATAAATTGTTCTCCACCACATCTTGCGGGTAGTCAGAAGGCTCTACACCCATATCTCCAAATGGATAATACATGTAACTTCCATAGGTCATCCAGCAATCTTGCTTTTGATAAACTGTATTTAGATAACTTAAGACATCTGGTGATGACAGCCAATCGTCCGCATCTAGAACGATTATAACATCTTCTTTGTCAATGTTTAATGTCTTTATGGCACTTGATATACCTTTTAAAGCGTAACTTTTTTCTTTATTAACAATTTTTTCAAAATTAGTAAAACCACAATCATCTGGTGTTAGTGAATCATATATTTCAACCGTGTCGTCGGTTGAAACATCATCAATGTACGTTACGGAATAATTTTTATAGTCCTGTCGTTTTATAGATGTCACGCATTTTTGAATCCAATCAGAAACGTTGTATCCCGGTATTATAAAATGAAATCTTGTTTTTTCAGATAGGCGATTATGAGTTATCTCCTGCTTTAAGCATTTATCGTAAAATAAATTCTTTTGTTGTTCAACATAATTTAAAATACTAGAACTGTCGTTAAACCAAGGCTCATCTTTGTGTTGAACATTATCATTTAATATAACATCGCAACCAAGAAGTTTTGCTTCTATTACTATTCTCGGACAAGTATCATATCCGTTTGGTAAAAATATTAAACCTTTAGATTCTGATAATTTTTTTAGCAGATCTTTGTGTTGTAAGCCGCCCACTAATTCATATTTTAATTTATTTTTCTCAGCGTACTCAACACAATTTTTTGTTCCCTTGACCCAAGAATCAGAATTTAAAATTAAATACTTATCATTTTTACTTGTTGAGTTTTTTAAAAAAGAGCGTATCTGGTTTAAACTTTTCTTGCTAAATGAAGAGCTTAAAACATGTGATGATTTATGTTTTTTTAATATTGGATAAATGTTCTCATATTCATTTTTTTGTCCGCTAGACATAAAAAATAAATTTTTTGATTTTGCTAGAAATATTGCTATTAATTTTCCCCTGTGTGATTTTTCACATTCACACTTTTCACCAGAGCTTTCATGCTTACTCTTTAGTCTATACTTACAGTATTTATAATCGTATTCGACAACACTGTAGTCTAATATCGTTGTCGCTACTTTTAGCAGGCATTTTTTATTGACATATTCAAAATTAAAAAATATCCACTTTTTATCTTTATATTTTTCAATAATTTCTTCAGTTAAAGCTGGTGAATTTATTTTTTTATAATTATTAAAACCGGCTTCAAGTAGAGCATCAGAGGTCAATTCGGCGCCGCCTAAAAACTGATTTGAAAAAGCATCAGCTACTACAATAATCATAGCTCTAGTTGATTAAATAGATCGTCAATTTCTGACTGTATTTCTAATTCTTCGCCATATAGTGATTGTACAAAAGAGTCGTATTTTTTATCCTCTTCAAACTCTTGCTCCAACCATTCCTTCAATCGCTTTGCTTCGCCCTGTAATAGCCCATAGTTCTTTACAGCTTCGCGCATAGCTATCTTACAGCTAGATTCGTTTGGATAAGCCCACTGCATGTCAGGCTCAATTACACCCTTCCAAAGAACTTCTTTTTGAACTGGCTTGAGTTCGTGATTAACCCTACTGAAATGGGCTCTGAGCTTCTCTACACCCTTCTTATCCTTCTTAGGGGCATAGAGGAAGTCCTTTTGCCCTCCGAAGTCATGGGTGATTACAGGAAGCCCTGAGTAAGCTGCTTCAAATAGAGGCAAACCATAGCCTTCTCCATGACCAAAGTTGACCATTGCTTTAATCTTTGGATGAACATAAAGCGAGTGTAGCTCTTGCTCGTTCATGTAACCATGAAGGAAATAAACCTTACACTTTCTATCTGGGAAGTTGTCCAAAACAGACTTGAGAGCTTTCTCTAAGAAGTCTTTGTCTATTTGACTATTGCCCTTCGCAAAAGTTTTAACTACTAAACCAACATTTGAATTATCTTTGAATTCCTCACAAAACCAGCCAATTGTGTTAGCTAAGTTCTTTCGTGGTCCCCACTGTGAGATAGCAAGGAAGTTGAAGTCTGTTTCTAGTTGAAGATCTAGCTCTTTTGTCTCGACTTTCTTGACAGGATAGTGAACTACTTCAATTGGCTTATCTAGAACAAAGTCTAGTTCATTTCCATTTTGATCTTGAGCCTTGATTGGAACCTGTAGTCCTGCCTTAGCATGTTCTGAGATAACAAGAATCTTGTCGGCAAACTGGTGACATTTGCCAATCCATTCCTGACAAGCTTTATCTGTTTCAATTCCTGCTGTGTAAAGAATGTTTTGTGGAGCCATTCTTTGTAGCTCATTTGGAATCGTTACCTGAAGAGAAATGTCAAAGATGGGCATTTGTGGATTTTGCTTTTGTTGTTCCAGCAAAGGTTTGGCTTTGATGATTAGCTCATCTAGCCATCTCCTCTCTTCGCTGTCTTCAAAAATCCAGTTAGTACCGCCCCAAGGAATGTTAAGGAGATAGATGTCAAATAAATCTTCTCTAGATCTTAAAGCCCTAAGAGCAAAACGGCATTGTTCGCCATAACCAGTTTGTGATAGGGCTGGTCCCCTTACTAAAATCTTCTTTTTCATGCTACTTCTTTTAATGTCCAATTTTGTTTTCTGTTACGAGTTTCCCAAGATCCATGTTCTTCATGAACCTTTGTAAAAATCTCGTCCCATGTCTTAATAAAGTTTTCAAAGTTGTAGTTAGTTTCTACATGTTGACGACCCTTCAGACCAAGCTGTTTTCTTTCCTCGGGAGTCTTGTTAAACATCTCTAGGAGAGCCTCTACAACCTGTTCCTTTGCGAGTCTGTCCTCATAGATGAAAGGAACCTCTTGTGAGCCTACAATGGTCTTACTGGTTGGTTCTAAACCGACCCCAAACCACTCTTCGCCATCTGTAACTTGCTCTTGTAAGCCACCTGTCATGTTGACTATGATTGGAGTTCCACAGGATAAGGACTCTAGAGTTCCAAGTCCAAAACCCTCAGCATCTGAAATGTTTATAGTAACATCAACCATGTTATACATGGCTGCTAAGTTCTCAGGATGCAGCTTTTCTCTTGAGAAAAGTACTTGTCCGTCGTTCAATCCAATGTCTTCAATTAAAGCCTCTAGATTGGATCCTGCTTGGTCCCTAGGATTAGTATGCATTAATAGAACAGCCTTATCATGACCAACTCTATCTAAGAAGTCCTTAAACCAAAGAATTAAAGTAGCTCCCATCTTTCTGCGAGCATTTCTGTTATTCCAAAAGACAATAAACTTGTCTTTGTTTTCTTTAAAGTTATCTGCTCTAAGCTGTTCTAGGAAATCATCCTCTAAAGGTTTAAAAATATCTAAATTAACAGCATGTGGAACATACTGCCTGTCTACATCTGGTGAGACATTTGCTACAATATCATCTGTAACCTTTGATATTGTAGCGATAAAGTCATTACTATCGTAATTTGGTTTATTATAAGTTGGATAAGGATAGTTATCCCATACATGGTAGTAGACCATTGGGACATTATGGCGAATCTCTTCTTCAATCTGCCATAGCCAGCCCCAAAAACGAGGATCTGTCATGAACCAAACAATATCTGGCTTTTCTGACCATAGCATAGCTCTAACAGATTCTTGTGTTCCATAACCATCTGTAGGGATAATAATCCAATCATCACCAAACTCTTCTGTTTTGATTGGACGATAATCTTCATGCCTGATCAAACCACCAAAAGAAATAAACTGGTACTTACCAGTTCTGAGCATTCCCTCAATGATATATTTTGTCTGTGTTCCAACACCAGATGGTGTAAGTGGATGATCGCTTAATGTAAATATCTTTATCTTTTTATCACTCATGTACAATGTTCCGTTTTAAAAAATGGGCAAGTTCCATACATTTTATGACAACTTAGCCGATTTTTTAAGTGTCTTTCGTTAGAAATATTATACAAGGCATCTGTCAAAAGTTTAACAGCATTTTTAGTTTTTTTATCACCACTTGTGACCCTAAAGATCTCAACCTTTTTTCCTTTCTTTGCTGTTCGCTTGAGTAGTCCAAAGTGAGTCTCAATCATTGATGGGTCAACACTGTATTTTTCAGCAAAGAACTTTTTGTAAAAAGTAAGCTGATAAGTGGTAATCTTTTCTGCTTTTCTACGGGCATCCCAGCCCCAAGAGCAAGTCTTCCAGTCTAGAATGTGGTACTTGCCGTCTGGAGTCTTAACGATAAGGTCAACATAGCCCTTAAAGTCATACTCTTTATTAGGGAACTCAATGATTCGCTCAAAGAGTTGCTCCTCAACTTGGTGAACTTCATACTCACCAAAATAGTCTTTTAAGGCATCGGTGACTTCTACTACGATCTCCTTGCCTTGATTCATAAATTGATCTATTGTTTTTTGCTCTACATCTTCTAATTTTGTGAGTTCTTCTTTGAATCGGCTTTCAAAGAGTGTAGCTGGATCGCTAACTTGGTGATCCATTGGTGCAATTTCCTCGCACACAGAGTGAACAGCCGTTCCAAAGGTCGTAAAAATAGAATCAGTAAGCGGATTAAGTTTATCTTCATTTACTAATTTCCTGTAGTGTGGACACATGGTCCAGTTTTTAAGTTCTGAATAAGAAATATGTGGCATAACATCCTCAAAAAAATTGTCTGAGTTTATTATACAACACTGGGCTCATCCTGTAAAGCATTTGTTGCTCGCCCTTCAGCCAGTTCTCAAAACCTGCTGCAAAGTATTCTCTTAAAGATGTTGCGGCATAAGGGTTTGTAAATATGCCTGAGCAATACTTCCAAAGTTTATCGTAGCCTATTGTGTTTGCTAAATAATCATCCAACTCTTTTGAGTAGTTTATTTGATTAAAGTCAAAAGGAGGCGGTCTTCCACCTTCGTACATTGATATCACATTCTTAAGTTGATTTCTTTTATTTTTAAATTCTTTTGCTAGGAATCCGTCCTCATAGATTTGCCCATAGTAGGGCTTCTCAAATGAGTGGGCTAATTCGTGAAAGAAGTTCATTAGAATGTCTTCGACAAAATCAACATTGTTAGATAAATAAATTGTACCGTCCTTGTAGTAAGACTTATAATTTTCTTTATCCAGCTTTGGATAGTTTCCAAGTTTTATTTTATTTACATGGTTGAGAGCTTTTGGAGAAAGTGTTTCTTTAAGTTTATTAATGAAAAATTTTAAATCCATTGAATTAAATTTACCTTTGTCCTCAATGATAAACTCAACTCCAAGAACACCTTTGTGAGCATTCTTGTCGTGGCTTTCAGTAATAAACTCTCTCAAACCCATCACAATACCTTAGCTGCTAGTGTAGCTACCTTTGATCTTTCACCCTTCTGTAGTGAAATGTGACCTGCTAGATCATAATGTTTAAATTTTTCTACAGCATAAGATAAGCCATTGCTAGTAGCATCCAAGTAAACAGTGTCAATCTGCTCGATGTCACCTGTAAGAACAATCTTTGTGTTCTCACCAACACGAGTAATGATTGTTTTTAATTCGTGAACTGACAGGTTCTGCGCCTCATCAATGATAATAAAGGCATTTGCGATAGAACGACCACGAATGTAGGTTAGAGCTTCGATCTCGATGATACCTCTTTCAGCATACATTTCAAGGGCTACTTTATCATTTCCCATCAAGAACTTCAAGTTGTCTTGAACTGGAGCTAGCCATGGAGCCATCTTCTCTTCCATTGTACCTGGAAGGAATCCAATATCTCTACCCATAGGCATGATTGGTCTGGACACTACAAGTTTGTTGTAGATTGGCTCATATGATCCCTCGTCTAGAACTTGTTCCAATCCAGCAGCCACAGCCAGTAGAGTTTTACCGCAACCAGCGGCACCAATGAGGGATACAATAGGAACATTTGGATCCAACAATAAATCGATGGCAAAAGATTGTTCTTTATTTCTTGCGGTGATTTCCCAGACTCCATGTTTGTGGGTTCCTGCTTTGATGAGCGGTTTGTTATAAGCTAAGAATCTAGCCAAGGCTGTTTTCTTCTCATTAGAATTAGATATCAGCATAACAAACTGATTAGGCAAAAGTAATTTATCTTCCTTATCAATAAAGATTTTTTCGCCAGCATAAAAATGATCAATTGTTTGATCATCTACTAAATGCCTCTCAAAGCCCGTGTAAAGCTCGCTACGATCACTAACGACTTGGTTTATGTCGTAGCCCTCACAAGGGATTCCAAGGGCATCACAGCGGACTCTGAGGTTAATATCGCGGGAAACGACAACTACCCTTCTACCATCATTTACTTCGTTCAAAGCACAGGCAAGAATAATGTTGTCTGGGTCTTTTTTATTTGACTCGGCTGGGAGAGCATTAATATCAGAGATTCTTGCTCTTAGGAGTCCCTTACCCTTCTCAATACGGACTCCCTTTTCAAGAGAGCCCTTTCCACGATATTCATCCAAAAGACGAATGGTGTGGCGAGCATTAGCCCCCACACCGTCCTGCCTCTTCTTATGCTTATCAATCTCTTCAAGAACCTTTAATGGAATAACAACATCGTTTCTTCCAAAGTTTTTAAAAGCTGTTGGGTCAGAAAGATAAACATTTGTATCTAAAACATAAGTTTTTTTAGCCATTTTCTACAATCTCATCGACAAGTCCAAGCTCTACACACTTTTCTGCTTCGAACCACTTGTCTCTTTTAAGTATCTCTGTGATTTGTCGCATAGACATGTTTGTTTTTTCTTTATAGATCTTCTTAATCTTTGTCATTAACAAATCTAGATTTTCCATCTCATCTTTGAAATCCTCAAACTTGCCCCACATAGCGGAGGAAAGCTGATGGATAAGCATGTGTGAATGCTCGTACATAAATCTTTTATCTCCGACAACAGAAATAAGTGTTGCTGCCGAAGCTGCTGAGCCGTCAATGTAGGTGTGAACTGGAGTCTTACAGTTCAAAATTACATCTACAGTTGAGAAACCAGCGAAAACAGATCCACCGTAAGAGTTAATGTGTAGCTTAATTGGTGGTGGCTCTGAATCGTATTTGACCTTAAAAACTTGTAGGTCCTTGTCTATGGCTCTAATAGCTTTGTTTAATAGCTTAGCATTCTTTTCGCTAACTTCGCCATAAAACATAATTGTGTTATCAGAGACATCTATGCAGTCCATAGCTGGTGGTGGTCCATCATTACCACCCATTAGAATGATTGGTGTCACTCCACCGTCATCTTGAGACTCTTCTTCGATTTTCTCTTTGGTTTTATCGTCGCACCAATAATATCTTGTCATGTTGTTTCCTTTTATAATTAGTTGATTTGGTTTGGATTGTATGAGTTGGTTGGGTAAAGAATTTCATAAACACCGACAATTCTATAACCGCTGACCGACTGATTTAATTCATCCAGCTTATCATAAGCGAACTTCATCGCATCTGAGAAGTCGTCAAAGACGACATCATAACTGGTTGCTAAACTTTCTTTATCATTCTTATAATGAAATTTAAAAAATTTATCACTCATTATTTTCTCCTATATTCTGTGTGGATTGTCTGAGAAGTGGATCTCAAGATCTTTTACCGCATCTGCTAAGAACTCTTCGATTCTATGTTTGAATTCTTCTTCTGTAGAGTAATACTCAAAGAAATCAGACTTTCCGTCGTTGTTCTTCAAACTCCAGTTCTGTACTTGTCGAACTACATCCATTTTATTGAAGACAATTTTATTTACGGCATTCAACTGAACTGCTCTCTTCAAAAATGGCAAGTCGATCCAGTTACACTGTCGAACTCTGCCTGTTGTTGCTCCGAACTCTTGCCCTGCTTCTTGAATATGTTCAAACACCTTGTTATGTGGTGGTTGGAACTTCTTAGAACCCACATAAGTCTCGTAAGCTTTAGCAACTCCCCACACATCACGGATGGCATAGTGAGGAATAGCATTTAAAAGGACTGAGGATGTCAGACAATGGCTTGAAGTTACGAAAGGGTAGTCTCCCCAGTCAATGTCCAATCCGAAGCCTTGAGCCCCTTCACAGAGGATTTTAGTCTCACCATGGTTCCAAAACTCATCATGTAGATCAATTAAAAATGGTTTGAGACTTGGAATGTCCTGAGCTAAATAACCATCTCTGGAATACTTGTCTCTATAAGCAGGACCATTTCCTCGCTTTGTAGTTCCAATAGCGGTATCTTTACCGTCCTCTTCTTTATGTTGATCTGTGATTACATGGCAGTTTTTAGCGATATAAATAAGTCCCTTAGTGTTGATTCCACCTGATTCCAATTCATCCAACTCTCGGAAAAATTGTACAGGATCAAGAACGCAACCATTGCCAATGATACTTTTAATCCCAAAGAAAACACCCGCTGGAATGTGGTGAGTAACAAACTTCCTACCTTCATGAAAAATAGTGTGCCCAGCATTGCAACCGCCATTGAACCGTAAGACATGTGTATAACCTCCCGTTTTACAAAGATGGTGAGTAACTTTACCTTTGCCTTCATCACCATATTGAAGACCAACAACAACATCAGCGATCATTTGTCTTCTCCTTCCGTTGCTTTTTACGGGATTTCTTTTCTTCTACCTGTGTATCAACTACTGTTGAACGGGTCTTAACTACAAAACCTTTAATTTGTTTCTTAACTTTTACTTGTAAATTTTTATCTGAGGAAAGTTGTTTTCTTTTGTTATCCGCTTCCTCAAAAGTGTTAAAGCGACCTGCTGTCTTCCAAGGTCGCCCAAATAATGCATTCGCCTCCATAGCACCTCCTATTTCTCTGGCTTAACGAAATATGTTTGAATATAATAGCTGGCTACTTTGAATGTTTCACCAGTCTTCACACACTGCATCATGTGTGGTTTATAAGTATAAACATTTCTTTTCTTACTGTCAAGTCTTTTCTCTATCTGTATTCTTTTTTGACCTGTATAAATAAAAAGAGACTCTTTATATATTTTATTTTCTTTGTAGACTGGTGAATAAGAAGAGAGCTTTAAAGTATCATTATTTATTACTACCTGCTTTTTGGTAGTTGGTTTTATAATATAGAACTCTCCTACAACCAGTTCTGAAATCTTCATAAGAAGATTATATCAGTCTTTAGTAATTTTGTAAACCTTATCGGTTGGTCTTAGTCTTAAGTTGGACGGTCCACGAACAGAAAGTCTAAAGGGAACATAGGCTTCTTGATTAGCTCCCCTATCATACTGAGTAACCAATTGAGACATTTGATTGTCTGTAAAGTCCGCAGATATTTTTACACCAGTTGGTGGTGATTGAGTATTTGGAAAGGTACCGCCGCCTCCTCCACCACCTTCTTCATCAGGTGAGAATAGGAAGTAATATTGTTGACTTTGCTGGCGGTTGTTTGGATCACCCGGATAGTCTAAATTTTGAGTACCGATTTGTCCATTGTTTGGGATCTTAACAACAGCACCATCTCTCATAACTTGAGACCAGCCACCATTTGAGTTGTTTTCTACATCATAAGGAGCAACAGTCGATCCAACAAAGTCTCTAAATTTACCATCGGCATTAGTTCCAGTGTTATCAGTAATTGTTATTTTAGCACCAACAGAAGCATTGCTTGTTGCTCCACCAGCCGATGCGGGATCATCGTATCTAAATTCAATTCTGTTTGTGGTTTCATAAAGAATAACTTGAAACTTTAGATTTGGGTCACTATCATTCCAAAAAATCTGAGAATCAAAATCAACAACAAGTTTTCTATTTGGTGTGGTGCCTTGTAGTTCATAGCGAAGACCATTTCCCATGGTTCTCAAGTCGTCCCACCATGGACATAAAATAGTTCTTGTATCGACCTGAATTAAATCGTTGGTAAAGTCAGCACTATCAGCAGCACCAAGTTGAATGTATCCATCTGTACAAGCAGCAAACTGAGTATAATCAGTATTATTAAAATTAAATGTAAAGCCAATATTGGTTAGAGCACTAATGCTTGAGTCAACACCCGAACCAAACAAACTTGTAGGGCTTGATAGGGCTACTCTACCAGTATCAGTGGTTTTACGATAAAGATAATAAGCATCTAATACAGCGGTTGCCATTTATTAAAATCCCAATTCCGTTATTTTTTGCTGAACCCAATCAGCAGCAGTGTCAGTAACACCAGCTAGCTCATCTTGATCTGGTTGTTGATTTTCATAAGACTTATCGAAGATTTGATTTGCTTGCTCGCCAGTGATTGAACCGAGTTCAAGAAGTCGATAAATTTCTGTTTTTATGTTATTTCTATTTAAGCTCATTCATCGTCTCCAGTTTTATAATTAGCCCTCTTTTTTAAAAAGCCCCATGTCTTCATGTCTACACCAAGGAATCTGCTGGCTGAACTGTTGGTATTAAAATGTTGTTTTGTAAAGTCAATTAAGCTTGTTTTAATCATATCTGGTAGAACCATCCATATTTTAAAGCCATAAGGCTCACCATTCAGGGCTTTGGCTCCTATCTCTAACTTTAAATGGACTAGTTCTTCGACAGTAAGATTAGCAATTAAAGCTTCAACATCTTTGCTAATTCTTTTCTGCTCTCTAAGACTTTTTAAAATACTCATGATGGGGCGCAACTTTTCTCAAAACTTTAAGAACATTAATTCCCTCTTCAAGAGTGGCTCCCTCTTCACCAGCAGCAAAACGGGCTGTGTTGGCTTTTGCTTTCTCGTACTCTGGTGAAGTTGGTTCGGCTAGAGCAGCATTCTCTTCCTGATCGAACTGGTCAAAATACATCTTAAGGTTAGCGACTAGGAAATCAGCATAATCTTCTTTATCAGACTTGAGTGAAAGCATGGCATAACCATCAGCAATCTGCTTTTGGACTTTGGGGAATGTTCTTTGAGCCATTTCCATGCCGGTGTCGTCAAGGGATCCAATCTGAACAAACTCTTTTTCACCAGTAACAGCTTTGGCTACATTTGTAGCTCCTTTTGGAGCCTCTGGCTCTGCTTCTGGTACTTTGTCTTCGATGTCGATAAACTTATCTTCATCTCCACCAACTTCAACTTCAATGTCATCTTCCTCGTCGGCTTCCTGCTCGACAACAACATCTTCAGCTAGGGGCTCTTCGACTGGCTCCTCAAGTGGCTCCTCGGCTGCTTCTTCTGGTGGAAGCTCTGGGTTCTGAGGCATTTGAACTTCTTCTCTTTCTTGATCGCCTGCTCTTCTTTCTTCATCTGAACCAGTCGTAAGATCAACTCTAACTAAAGTATTAATAGCATTCTGAATAACATGTGCTCTAAAAGACTTTCTCTGCTCTGGGCTAGAAGTTAATTGTTCATAGCCTTGTTTAATAATAGGGATTACTAATTTGAGAGTAGTAGCTAGTACATTGATACCTGTAGATCTATTAGGAGTATCAGTGTTAACATCTGTAGCTTCTGTTAGTAGTATATTCTTAATAATAGATCTAAGCTTGTTTTTATTTAAGGCTTGCTTAAATTGCTCTTCTAATCTCTCTTTCTTCTTTTTAATAATACCTGCTCTAATAAAAGCTCTTAGTTTTTGTTCTTGTAGTTTTTCCATAGTATAAATAGCCTCTACTTAATCTTCTTCTCTTATTATAGATCTTCTAGTCATTCCAAGTGGAGCAGAACCATAGCTAGCATTACCACCAGCATTTGAAGACACTTCTACGATCTCGTATTCTTCTAACTCCTCACCTTCAGCCATGGCTCTTGCTTTAAATCCCTCTACCTGACCTAATCTTTTGTTAGCTGCTTTTCTACTTTTGTAGCAGCCATAAGTTCTAAGCTTACCTTCTTTAGTTTTCTTATTCTTAGAAACAACACAGTACTCTTCTTTACCTTTAGTCTTTCTAACTTTCTCAGTAAGTAATACTATATCTAATGCTTTATCAATAGTTTCCATTATAAATCTAACAGATTCATTTAAATTATTTAACTCTTCATCTTCAAATTTATTGGAAACGCTATCGTCTACAAGCATCTCAAAAGCAGCTAGTTTATCTGCTGTTGGCATTGTTTCAGGCATGTGATCAATGGCTTTTGTGAGATCTTGTAAAGTGATCTCTGGGTAAGCATCTACAATGTTTCTAATTGTTGTAGCACTAACTTTTTCAGTTGTGTCGCAACCCTCATCTCTACAAACTGGAAGGACAAAGCCTCTGGCTGTAACTGTGTCAGCATTTTTATTTGATGCTACAGCCTTATCAAGAACAGCTTGTGGATATCGTTTTGCATCAGCTTCAGAAGTTAGAAGCATGATGTTCTCGTTTGGACCAGCCTTCTCGCCAATGTATTCGTAAGCAGCACCGATTGGGCTTGGTTGAGATGCAATTTCAACACTAACTGGCTTGGTGATGTTGGCTGCTGAAATAAACTTTTCAAAAATAGCCTTTGCCTTCTCAGGTGTAATCTTTGGACTACGAACCTTTTTGCCGGGTGCTGAAATGATTACTTTAATCTCATCAACTTCAGGATTCTTAGCTATTCTTTCAATGATGCTTAAGTGTCCCTTATGTGGTGGCTTAAATGATCCTGGGAAGATAGCAATATTTTTAGCTTTTACTTCCTTGGCTGCTTCTGGCTCAGCGGCTCTAAATGATGTAGCCTCACCACCCAAAATGAACTCGCCAGTAATCTTGGTGTCGAAGTCATCACCAGATAGCCTGATAACAAGCCCCTCGTGCTCTGTAGCGGGTCCTGAGACGGCAGGGTGGTCTACTACCATGTTATTCATAATAACATTGCCTAAGAGCCTTGTACCGTGCCAAAATACAGCACCATCAATAGCTCTTTGGTAGTCTTCGTCAGAAGCTAGTAGCTCGTCTAAAGGAATCTGTCTCTCTGGATCTGCGTTTGTGTCCGCAGCGGAAGCGCCAAGAACAGCTTTGTAAATCTCTTTGCCTTGTGCTGGCGGTTTACGACCATCAACAGTTTTAACAGTTTCGCCAATTCTGTTTTTAGCAGCTTTGAGTCTATCGCCTAGTGTCTCTTCTCTGATGTCGCCAGTTGAGTAAGTCACTGGAACCGGAACATTCATAACTGAACTGAAATCAAAATCGCCAGTTGATGTAGATGGAATAGATGAGTAAACCTTAAAGCCATACTTATCAGCAACTTTATTTAGTTTTTCTACCAATCTATCCATAACTTCTTGATCGTAAGCTACTGGAACTGAAGGATCTTTAATTGCCTTATTAGTCTCTGGATCTATTGGTCTTTCTAATCCTGGTCTTGCTGGTTGACCCTTTCTATTTTTCTTTTCATAGAATTGGCTAACACCATGAATTTTTAAGAAGTCGTGATCGTAAGCTAGGACGTTAGTTGTTCCCTTGACGTATTCCATGTTGAAGAACTTAGTTGGATCATCAAGTACGCCTAATTCTTTTAGTTCAGGCTCAGCGTCTTTTAGGGCGTCATTAAAAATGCCTAAGACATTCTCACCGGCTGGAATCATTCCGTGACCAGCGCTGAATCTTTCAGGTAAGCGATCTACTGTGATGCCTTCAACATCAATAGGTTTTGATGAACCACGATCCATAGCAAATTGCTTGCCTTCTGGAGTATCAACAATCTTAATACTTGTATTTACACCGTCGATCTTTGTGTCTGGGCGATTACCACCCTCAATTTCAGAACCAATTTGTTCAAACTTTTTGATTAAATCTTCACCAGTTTTGACATCATCTAAATCAAATGGGTGGCGCATATGACCACCAGCCCCACCTTCGGTAAGGAGTTCTTCATTGATGATCTCTTCTATTAATAATTTTAATACTTTACTATCAATCATTTAATTCTTTCCATTAAAAGATCGGCTAATTTATTATGCTTATCTTTTTTAATTTTACGATAAAAATCTAAACTCTCTGTCATACCTTTTCTTGAAGCTGTTACGTCAAGCCATCTATCAACTTTATCACCACTTTTAATAGTAAAATTATTATCTTGCCAGACTTTTAATACGTCTGGCGCCTCAACTTGAAGAATTTGAGATATTAATTTAATCGCTTCATCACTTAAAATACTGGCGCTTTCTAAGTTATCTATCGCGGCTTTATTTTTAGCAGCAAGATCAGTACCAGTTTTAGTTCCATAAGTTGCGATATAGATTATATTCCCAACTGGCTTTCCAACACAACCTTTTGTAATTGGGTAATTATCACATCTAGAAGGTCCAGTTGGTCCTGCTGGAGTTGGCGATGGTTTCTCCTTACCAATTGGACCTAATACCTTATCAGAATTTAAAAATGGAGCAATCGCTCTTTTGTAATCATCACCATCAAGGTCGCCGTCAATTCCATTTCGGAGAGTATCCCAGGTTTGACCATACTTAGCATCGAATCTAAGTTCAACTTTTCTAGCCAATTCTGGCTTGTCCATTAGCTGACCGCCCAAGCCAAAAACAACTTGCTTTTTAGTTCCAACGCCTTCCAGTGCGTCATAATATCCATCAACAAATCTTTCAACTTCAGCACGGGATGTAAGATCACTAGCGGTAACTTCTTCTTCACCAATTTTAATTGGTTGTAATCCAAGGTAAGTTATAATTGCGCTTAATGAAGCAAGTCCATCTGGATCGCTTGTGACTTTTCCAAATGCCTGTGGATATTTCTTAGCTAGCGAAACGAACGCATTAATGTAAGGCTTTACCATAGCGCCGTCTTTAACTTCATACTTATCGCCTTTCTTATTTAAGACAATTTTTTTATTTTTAATATCATCATTAATGAGAGCAGCCATCATACCAACGATTACTAGAATATCTTTGCTGTTGAAGCCGGGAACTTGAATGAATTTTCCAAATCCCAATCCTGTTTTATTTCTACCACCGTAGTCTAGACCAAAAAACGAAGAAGTCCAAGATTCCTCAGAGGAAGCTGTCTCATAACTATAGCCTCCTGGCTTGCCTTGTCCGAGGCATTTCACATTTCTAATACACAAAGTTCCATAAAATCCAAAATAAACATCTAATTCATCTTTAGCATATTTGGGACTTCTCTCCCCTCTTTTAATTCTATCTTTTTGTTCTTCAGTTTCTGTTTGAGAAAGAAGAAATGCGTTAATACCTTTTCCAATATAATATCCTGCTTCTGCGGCTGATAAAACAGAAAATGCGGCTCCAAGAGCAGCCCCGGCTCCAGCTTGCCCAGCTAATTGAGCGCCCGCCGACATCGCAGCTTTTTCAGCAGCAGCTTTCGCTGCTGTTCTAGCTCCAATGTTTGCTACTTTGCCTCCCTGGGCAGCTAGCTGAGCGCTAACTCTCGCAGTCATTCGTTCACCAGCTTCAGTGGCTGTCTTTCTAGCTGCTAGTTCAATCGCCTCTTGCTCTGCTTTAGAAATACCTTTTTTAACTGCTTGGTCTTTAAGCTGTTTAATGGCTTCTTTTTCTGCTCTTGCTACGGCTCTTTTACTAATTCCTTTGAGGCTTTTAGCAGCTTTTTGTTCTGCTTGCTTTGCCGCCTTTAAAGCCCTTTCTGCTTTATCAATCTTAAGTGTACCGGGTCGAGCCTTGAATGGACCCTGCTGAGCGGCTTTTAAGCTGTCTAATTTTTTAGCAGCATCAAGAGCCTTTTGAGAAGCTTGAGCCAATTTTTTTTCTGCTTCTATGACTTTACCACTATTTTTAACTAATTGTTTTGCTAATTCGTCTTTGCCTTTTTTCGCAGCTAATTCAGCGCCTTTTTTAACAGCAGTTGCTGTTCTTCTAGCTATGGATCTCTCAAGCGTTTTCTGAAACGCCTTTTTGCCAGCTTCTCTAGCAGCAACTTCGATTTCCTTGGTTGTCATTTTTTCGATTAGCTTACCGCTTGCTTTATCAAATATAAATTTTGATGTTTTTCCAAAATATCTTTGTTGAGCAGCAGCATTTTTCCAAAAGCTTTTTATTCCTTTTCCAATATTGTTTCTTACAGCGCTACTGCTTTTTTCCATTACGGTCTTAAAAGGTTTTGCTATTGCTCTTAATGCTCTTCTAGTTCGGCTAGGACTTTCAAGATTTTTAGCTGCTAATGCCTCAACTTTAGCAATTTCTTCTGCTCCAACACCTGCGGCTTTCATCGCCTCTATTATTGCTTTTGGATTCTGTTTAAATAGACCAAGAAAACCTTTAACACTGGCAACTGAAACGCCCAAACCACCAGCCCCAGCAGCGGCTCCAAGAGCTACGTCTCCAGCGCTGTAGCCTGGAGCCTCACCACGTTGAATACCCCTTTTTATAGAATCGGGAATGTTGTCCTGTTCCATTAATAAAGAATTTAATCGCTTTAGCCTTTGTTCTTGAAGTTTGTTCATTTTTTATCTCTCTATATTCTCAACAAGCTTTTTGAATTTATTATTTAAAATATTTTTTCTATAATTATTTAGATTATCAAAAGCTAAAGATTCTTTAAATACTTTCTTTTTATAGTTGTCTTCAAAGTCTCTGAAATTCATTATGTTTCCCATAGTGTAAGCTTCGTGTTCCATTCCACGCATATGCTTATCATCTTGGGCGTATCCTAGTTCGGTATCTCTACCACCTAAATCACCACGACAGTTTTGAACATGGTGAATAAGTTCATGAGACATAGACCTTAAAATATCTTTAAGATGCCTGCCTGTAACATAAATTGTAATTTTAAGATTATCGGGATTGTAGTGGGCTGTTGTACCTAAAGGATTTTTAGCATTGTCCTCATCATCTAAAAACTCAACTTCTACTGGTTTATTGAAGTCTAAATTTTTTGATGAGTAATCTGTAAAATTGTCGATAAGCTCCATATTGGAACTGTAGATTCCGTCTTTGGAATTATCAGTCACTTTAATCATGTAATAAATAGTTTATTATCATGAGAATAGACTAATTGCTTGTCCAACACCGGGAATTTGCTTTACAAGTCCAACGAAATCAATTTCACAGATGGCATTAGCAATTTCATCAAGAGAACCATCTTCTTTCATTTGCTCAGTAGACATCTTTTCTAAAAAGTCGCCTACTTCATCAGCAGCGCCAGATACTTTTCTCAGAGCAGGAGCAAGCTTGCCTAAGATTCCTGTAAAGTTGCCTGTCCTTCTATCAAAAAAGAATTCAATTTCATCTGTAATCTCGTCAGTAACTGTGTCGGCAACGCTTTTAACTAAGTTTACAGCCATTGTTTCACAAAATGATGATTTTTCATCACCAAACAACTTCATAATATCTTTTAAATCTACATTTGCTAAAGTTCTTGTAAATGTTTTGTAAATTAGTGTAGCTTTTACGTTTGGGTTTGCCTCAATATCAAAAATTTCATCTAAAATCTTTTCAATAATAGCTTGTTGTATTTCAGTGGCAACAGCTTTACTAAAAGCGTTTCCTTCACCGCTAATCATCCCAGTAAAAAAATCACCTAATCCACTGAGAAAGCCTTTTTCTTGCTCGGTTAATACATTTTTTCTACAGCAATTTTTTCTTGATTTAATCTCTACGATAATAGCCATTTACTTTTTCCTTCTATTCTTACAAAACTGTTTCATTGTGAAGCCTTTTGGATTGGCGCACTTTTTAGCCCTTTTTCTTCTTTCTGAAGCAGACCACTTTTCATAAATAGTTTCTTTTTCTACTAAGAATCTGCCTCTATCACCTGTGTTTGGATCTACAGATCCAGCATAGCCCATGTAAGCTATTTTCTTGTACGGTCTTGGTCCTGGGAACCTTGTTCCATAAATTTCAACATTCGCAGATGTTGAAGCTTCCTCCAATCCACCTGGAGCACCAGGAGGCGCTGAAAGATAATTTGGTTTAGGTTGATGAATGTAGGGCTTCATCTTTTTACTCTTTTTACGAGGTCTAAAAGCCTTACCTCCGCTTTTTAATCCTAACAGAATTGGAACATTAATTTTATTAATTTTAATTGATTGCCTTTGATATTTTTCCATTTCATCCAAAGACAATGATTTATCAATTGAATCATTGATTTCATTTAGGAGAGCTTCTAAAAAACCATTGTTTCTCAATTCTTTGAAAACTAAGTTCTCAGTTGAGAACTCACCGCCCTTCTCCAAGCCAGCTTTTCTCATATCCATAATTTTGTCTTTAAATTTTTCAAGTCTTTCAACTTTATCATAAAGGTCTTCGGTGTTAATTATGAGCTTAGCTTTGTCTATTAGATTTTCAGCCTTCCTGCGAATCATATTATCATCGATATCGACATAAACTGGTGTTGGTTTAGTAATCCACTCGCCATTTTTAACGCTGTAAACCGCCGTAGAATAGTGTGGTTCGCTCGCATCTTGTGGATACAACTCTACCTCTCTATCTTTGATTTTAATGTCGTGACGGTCATTGTAGAGGGCTTTCTTGGCTCGTAACATCTTCTTTACGAGGTCAACATTATCATCGATATCTTTGTAGTCTAAAACAACGTGAAGATCAATGTCTGATTTAGGACCGTAGTGGAAGTTAGCCATGCTGCCTGTGAAGGTCACATCTTTAACGAATTCTTCTGGAATGTCGAGATACTCAGCGAAGTGAATAGCAATCTCTATTAGCTTACGACGAACCTCGGGATCTAGCTTCATGCCGTCCCAAAGCTCGGGGTTTAAAGTTTTGCCGATAGTGATTTCAATCATTAAGCTTTAAAATCTCCATCAAAGCCTTCAACGTCAACTAATTCAACTTGTTTGCCTGCTTTTTCTCTTAGCCAAGCGTAAGCAGTTAAAATTTTATTTTGGTAGTTCTCATTAAAAGCAATTGGAGCGCCTGTTTTACTAGACAAGTCTTTAAATTGTTTATTTTGTCTAAAAGAGCCTGCGTTGTAAGCTGGAAATGCTTTTCTTAAGTCTCCTTTATACCTGCTTAACTGTCTTCTCATTTCTGCCGCGCCAATCATTAAATCAGTGATCATAAACTTAATTTTATCTTGTTTGGTTTTTACCTCATCACCTCTTTGTTTTGTCATGTACTTGTCCATAAACTCTTTATCTAATTGAGGGACACCTTTTCCAGTCTCTAATCTTCTCCAATATCCTCCGAAAGTATCAGGACAGCCTCTAAATGGCTTTATTTTAGATCTCGGGTGTCTTCTTCTGGTGTATTCTTTCTCAATTGCTTCTCCTTTTACAGTACCACCGCCAGGAACTTTGTAAAGGACTTTTCTTCTTTGATTATATGATTTATCATCGAGATATTTATATTCTGGCTTGAACCCGCCATACTTTTCTGGATTTCTCATAAATTGTCTTCTATAAATTGTTAAATGTCCTCTCCAAAAGCTATCCCACTTTTTCTCTGGAACAGGTCTACAAACCTGTGTTAAACCATAACTTCCATCAAAAGACATGCTAAATACTTTTTTAGGAGACCCACCAGTCTCTGTCCAAGAAACTGCTAATAAAACTTCTGGTGGAATGTTCATCTTTTTAGCAACAAAATTAATCAAATCTATCATAGACAAGTTACTTGGATCTTCTCCCTGTTGCTCGTTCATTCCGTAAGATCCTCGATCTGAGACAAAGTTCAAGAATCTATTTGCGCTTGAAGGTCTAGGAGTTCTTCCAACGTATATGTGTTTTGTAGAAGAATCCTCTCCAGATCCAATAGCTTTATAATTTTTTCCTCCAACGGTTACTGTATCTTGAGTCACTTTGACGCCACCAGCAGGCGCTTTTTTTGCCTTTTCTGGAGCAGCAGTATCAGAAGTAACACCAAGCGCAGCTAGCGTTTGTGGTCCTGCGCAGCCGTCTGGGTCTAATTTATTTAAGACTTGAAAATTAATAACAGCCTCTAATGTTTCAGGTCCAAACTTTCCATCAACTTTAAAAGTTTTTGGATTTTTTATTGCTTTTTTATCTACAAGGGCTTGTTGTAAGATTAAAACTTGATCTTCCATTTGACCATAATTTCTTAAGCCAGCGCCGATTGCTAAAATGTTGCTTCGTAAACATCTCCTAGCTTTTACTCTTGCTTTTTGCTTTAGTTGTTCCATGTTTGCTGCCTGAGCAACAGGTGGCGCTTGTGTTACGCCTGGGGTTCTTTGAGCAGGACCACCAACAGCCATACCGACACCTTTACCAGTTATTTTCTGGAATAACGCATTAGCAAAATTTTGAGCATCTGTACCAGTCAAGTGTACGCCGTCTCCACTTGTTACATCATCAGCTAAAAAACCTGCTTCATGTGGATTAACTACTTCGACCCCTTTTGCTGCTGCTGCTTGAGCAGTTAAATTTGCCGCCATTTTTCTTTTTTCTTTGTATTCTGGCGTGTGGGCTTCTTTGCGAAAAATTCTTTTGACAGCAGCAGGATTTCCAGTTCTTCCTGGTGGAGCCGCTCCAATTACTATTTCCACATCTTCTCCAAATTTTTGTCTAATATTATCTATAAGCTGAGATACAAGAGCTTCAGTCTGATCAAGCATATGAGTGTTATTACCGCCAGTAAAAACAACGACTAAATTTACTGGGCGATTTACTTTCAAGGCATTAATTCTTTTTATTGTTTTATCTGTACTTTCGCCACTTTTATATGTAATTCCAGGCTTATGTAAAACATCAAATCCTTTAGATCTTAAACTTTTTGCTAAAGCTCCTCCAGAATAGTAAGTTTGACTATCACCAGCTACAATTGCCAAAGGCTTGCCTTGTGGCTTTGTTCTTTTTAGCTGTTCTGGATCCACCATGCTTCTACCAAAGCTTGGATCTTCATCGCCCATGGCGCTCTGAAGACCACTAGCGGCTGAAACCTGCTCTTCTATAACATTAAAAGTGTCTTTGTTGTTTTTCTCATTTAATAGTTTAAGAAATTTATAAGTTAAATTTTCGCCTTTTTTATCCCACATTATCTATTCTTCCTTATTATTTTAACTAGCATATTGTAGATCTCACGGACAAACTCTTCTAGTCTATCAACGGAGTCTTGAGTTGTATGAAGGTCAGCTTCAAGCCTCTTCATTGGATCTTTTGCCTTAGATCTCTTCTTCGCCGGTCTTCGTAAAGAGACAATGCGAGGAACATCAATTCCCGTTGTGGTGAATTCATTTAGTAGTTCCTCGCGGATAATCTCTTTTACTTTTGATTCAGTTATCTTCATTTTCCATCACACGAATAACAGCGATATCTTTCTCTTGACCGCCTGTCCTATATTCATACTCTAAATAGTGTTTAACTGCTCCGAGATAATCGGCTGCTTTTGTGATCTTGGATTGAACCCAAGCTTCTAGCTCGTCGTCGTCGCCAATGTTGTCCATAATCTCTTGAGCATACTTGGCTGCTCTAAAAAGTTGAGACTTAGCCATTCTACCCTCATCATCAGGATGGTCAAGCTGTCTAACTGGAGCTTGATCACCGCCAACTGGCTCTGGCATCATAGTGTCCATGTTAACTCGCTTCATTTGACGAGGCTGAGTTGGTGGTGGTAACATAGCAGCACACTGCTCTTCAATTATCTTTCTAAGTTCTGCTTTTGTGATTTTCATGCTTCTTCTCCTCTCATCTCGCCCTCTAGCTTATTAAGAAGATCCATAAGGGCAGTCTCACTCATGCCCTCTTTATCTTCCATGCCTTTAAACTCATCAGCAATCTTATCTTTGAGCTTCTTAAGCATTTTTTTAAGAGTGTCGGCAGCCTTCTTTTCATTTAAGACATATTCCAACTCTTCTTTAATAATTTCTTGAAGTTGTGTTTTAGTAACTTTCATTTATTGTCCCTCATCCTTTCGGTTTTTTTCTTTGAAGCTTCTTTTCGCTTTTCAGCATATTCAAAAGCTGTCTTGAGTCTCTTTTTAGTGTCTGGATCTTTAGCATTGTTGTATGCTGCTCTGACCCTTTGGTGTATTAAATTAATTATCTGTGATTGGCGAGCATGTGATTTAGATTTAAAACTTTTTTTAGCTAAAGTTTTTCTAATATCTGCTGCTGTTCGAAACTTTACTGAAACTGTATCGGTTGGGTCTTCATCTGTGTAAAGACGACGACTTGAGCCTTTTGGCTTCTTTCCAGTTCCTACTTTTGGATCTTTAGCTTCTTGTATAAACTCATTCCAAAGTTCTAAGATTTTATCCATAAACTAAATAGCCCTAAAGCTTTGAAATGGCTTTTTTAATTAGATCGTCTGAGTTGTCTGGCTTATCATAGTCCTTTAGCTTATCCATAGCCACCCATTCGTAGCCATCATGCTCTTTATAGACCTTCTGGGCATCTACATTGCCTTCAAAGTTTTTACAGGCAAAGACATGAACATCTCTTTTATCTGGTGAGACTACTTTATCCAAGAAAACTAGATCTTCTGGTAAAACTTTGATACCAGTTTCCTCAGCAGTTTCTCTTATCGCAGCTTCTTCAGGTGTTTCGCCCTTTTCTGCTCCACCACCTGGGAATCCCCACTTACCACCGTAAGGGACATCATCCTTTCTCTTTAAAAGTAGAACTTTTTTACCATCAAAGTAAATTACGATAGAAGAGAATTGTCTTGCTCTCTTAGATTTAATTTCAACTATCAACACTAGGCTTCTCCATCTGCTGTTACAGTCATTAATGTTTGGTATCTAAGTTTATCATAAACTTTGGTAAACATTTCACGATATTCTGGATTAGAAATGTTAGATTTTTCAAATTCATCTAATAAAAACCATAGAGAAGAGTTTTCGTCCTCCAATCTTTTGATTTCAGCTTCTAGATCGTTTATTTTTTGTTTCATTTCACTGTAATCCATTGTTAATTATCTCCTTGATTGCCTTAAGTGGAGAGCAAATCACTAAATGTTTAAAATCTGTTGTTGTCGCACTAATAACCCCAATTACTTCACCTCTTTTGTTTAAAACTGGCGATCCTGACGACCCACCAATGGCTGGAATGCTAAAAATAGACCTTCCGTAAGCATCGCCGCTATAAATCCCAGCAAAAAGTGGTACCATGTCTTCACCAAAGATACCAATTGGTGATGCTATGTTATATGCTGGATCACCGAGCTTTGGAGGGTTGCTTGATATGCGATAAGCTGGTAAATCAACCCTTGTAGTCCGTAAAAGACATAAATCACTTTCTTTATCAAGCGAAACAATTTCAAAATCATGTTTTTTGTTTTTAAGAGTGATTCCATAGAACTGAATATCTGCTCTAAAGCCTGGAAGCTGTGTTAATCTACCAAAATTCATCTCACAAACATGTCCAGAGGTCAAAAGATACGAATATTTTTCTTTATGAGCGACAATAAATGATGAAGCGGACGATCCATACTTCTTTGTTATACAATGTTTTGGGTTTTTTGGGTTACAAGCTGTAATTTCAATTATTTTTTCGACTTTTAAAAAGGTTCCTTTAAAAAATGGAGAACTTCGGTTGTAAGTTGGACTTGAACAACTATTTAAAATCAGTAAAGTAGCTATCAAAAAAATAAATCTCATATAGTAACTACTTTGGAGGATAAGGTTTGTATAAAACATTAGTATTTTTAGGTTTTATTTTTATAGCCGCACCAATTAGTCTACCAACACCAGTTCATAATGTAAATAAAAAACAACAAGAACAAATTTTTAAAAGCAAATTTGAAAAAGCATACGAACTAAAGACTTATGATCAATTTGAAAGAGATTTTTTCGAAAAATTTGAAAAAGTTTCTAAAAAGTGATATACTAAGGTGTGGAAATATACCGATTTGTTAAAATTTATAGCATCACCAAGTGTTGTTATAGCAGAATAATAGAAATAATGCGAGATCTGAGCGACTACAGCGAAAAAGTCATCGAAGATCTCGCAGAATTCGTTTTAGTTCTTAGTGAAACTATGATTTTTATTGAAGATCTGATGGAATCAGTTGATAATAATACTGAGATAATAACAGACAGTGTAATTTTGAAAGAATTTCATAATCTGTTGAAGACCGCCGCAGAATTAGAAGTTAAATTAGAAAATTATGTTCCAATTTATTTAAATTAATCACTTTAGATAGCTTTCTTTAGCTGTTAAAAGTAATTCTCTATAAAAAGACTTCTTTAGCTTTAATAATTTTTCAAATTTTGCTCTAGTTCTAGACTCCATCCAGATTGTAGATGGCTTTTTTATGTTTCCGTCGATCAACTGGTCACTAAAATCATAAAATTTTGAACTAGCCTTCTTTGGCTTGGCAAAAATTGGTCCTGATATCAACAAGATTAATAAAAATGGCAATAATTTTTTCATTTTATGCCCTCCAACAATAACTAGTTAAATTAATTTTTGATTCATGCTACCATTAAACTATGAGTAATAACTTAAAAAGAAAAATTAAAAGAAAAGAGTATGTAAAAGAGAGAAAGATCTCTGAAAAAGAGTTAGCTTCAAAGATGAAGAACATCTTTTTACCTGATCAATGCTCTAATTGTGAGAAACCCTTTGATAAAAAGAG